GTAGCTGCTGTCATAGTAGCACTACTTGTATATAGTGCTAATCTGAATGTATTACCACCTGAGTTTTTAAAATTATGCACACCCTCTAAAAGTTCTTTTTTAAATGAAGTACACATTGCTTGTGTTATAGCCATTATAGCCTCCTTATTATGTTGGCAAGGTCTTTTTGTCCTTGCTGTTCTAATTGATTACATAAAGTACAGATGTGGTTCTTTACTGCCTCTTCCATATAATATGTAATTACCTTGAGTGTAGCATCTTTAAATATATGTGCTTGCGCTTTTATTGTATCAGGTGCTGTTTCACTTATTGAAATCAATCTATCTGTTGCCATCTCAGCAACTTCATCTACTGTATGTCCTCTGTAATCAGTAGTTTTTACTCCAAGATTCCCTACTGATATTTCAAATTTATCTGTTTGCATTATGGTACATTAGGTTCTGGAACATTACTTCCGTTTAAACGCTCATCTATTACCCATTCTTTAGGATTTTCTCTTCCTATAATGCCATGCGGTATCATAGTCTCTTGTATTACTTCAGAATATTTACAAACATTCATCTTATCATTTTCAAAATAAGATACTGTTGGGTCGTTTAAACGATGATATCCATATAACTTTTCTTTAATATCTACATTTGCATCTAAAAGATTACATCTTACTGCAACAGATATATCTATATCTTGTTCCATGCATTTCGCTAACCAAAATTCACAACACGATCTTCCCATTTCTGCAAAGTGTGCATTTGTTTTGTAAGTAAAATCTGAACCAAACATACTAACAGCACCAACTTTATTCCAATAAGCAAAAGCTATTGCATAAGCTACTGTATTATTTAGATATCCACATGCAGTATCTTCTATTAAAGCTTTGATAGGATACTCTTCTACACTAGGAACTCTATCGTCTAATTCACATGAATATATTGGATAATCTACATTAGGCAATGTATCTCTCATCATTTCTGTCATGCTTGCAGCTTCGTCTGTATCAAAGAAACGTGTCATTGGGTCCATTATAAATGCTCTATCTGCTTTCTTAACTACACCTATCATCGCATTAATAACCCAAACTTCGTCAAACTTCTTACTATGGACTAATGCTAAATGAAAATCTATTTGGCTCATACCCATAGCTACAATAGCTATTTTCTTTCCTTCTAATTCTTTTATTCTTTTAGTTAACATTATTGTCCTTCTATTCTGAATTGACCTCTACGATAAGCATCTTTTCTATTTCTTCCATCATTCTGAACTACAAGTTGTGATAATGCTTCTTTATATCTATTGTCATATGTACTAATAATATCTGGCTCACCTTTCATAAAAGTGTATGCTTCAACTAAACTTCCATAAAGCAATACATCTGGAGCATTAGTTCCAAGCCAACTTGTTCCGTCTGAAGATGTAGTAATAGATGTTGGTAAATAAAAATAATGTAATTCAACTGAGTAGTTAGCATCAGGCGTAGGTGCTACAATAAAATGATCATTATCAAATTGTGCATAAAATTCAGGTAAACCTTTATTTGATCCGCTTAATGGATATGCTTCTCTAATAAAGTTAACATCTTTATTTAATAGATAACTATAATTGCTATCGCCATCTAGTACTGCTAGGGAATAAGGATATAGAAAATCATCAGGTATAGTTAAATAAGGATTATCTGTTGATACAGCTGCTGTTTTATTTGCTCTGAAGTTAGGTAATTGTACTGAACTATTAATTCTATTTTCAGCTTGAACAATAATAGTTGATAGATCGTTTACAAATGTAGTTTCAGTATTCTCTGTATAGTCTTGTATAGTTGACTTTAATGTTGTTAATGTAAATGACATTAGCTTATTGTTACCTTTATTGTTCCTACACTACCTGTTATATCTAATCCCATAGTTCTTGAACCAAATGCAGTTACACCACCACCTATAGGATCAAAAGCAAAATACCTTCTGCTTTCTGCTAAATCGTTTTGAGGTCTAGGATGTCTTAATGATTGTGAATCACTAGTCCTTATCCTTCCTAATTGTAATTGAGGTTGATCTTTATCTAAAACATCTTTGCCAACTAATAAACCTGTTCTCTTCTGGTCCTTAACTTGATTCCTTAAATCTTTAAGAGGATATCTAAACCCTGTTCTATCACATATTCCGTAAGCATATTTACCTTTTGCATATGCCATATTAGTATCCCCCCGGAATAAATCTTACAGATGCTTTAACTCTATTCTCATCTGCTGCTAGTTTCCATTGTTCTTCATACTGTTGTTTTAAAAATGGAACTCTTTGTATGGCTTCAGGATTTTTCATTGCAATATAATAAGCTAAACCAGCTACTAAAGATGGTAAAAATAACTTAGGTATATCTATAGTATTAGAAGCTGGCGCACCTGCATCATATATTTGCCTTAGTCTATACCAAACAACTTTATAAGTTTCTGTACTATCTGGTATTGGATATACACTAAATGTAGTAGTACCTGAATTACGATTAATTAATATTTCATTAGGTCTACCTGTATCTAATTTATTAGGTATAGATGCGTATTGTGAAAAAGATAAACGAGTTAAAGATGTATCGCTTTGTGAAGATGAATTGCCATCGTCTGTTCTTAAATGATGTTCTAATAAATCAATAGTATCTGCATCTAATGTGTAATCTTTTTGACCAGCTATTAAAGTAGTAGTTCCTTCTTCAACCTGCCATAGATTCAATCCTCTATTTGCCCATTCAAGCATCATAAGATTTATGCTACGCCTTGCAGTACGCAGATCATAACCTGTTCGCATTTCTAAACCGGCTAGTTCAAATGCTTCTTCAGCTGCTTCTGATATATCTAAATCAAATGTATTTGTACTGGCTGTAGCCATATGTTATTAGGAACATTTACGCTTTACCTGATCTTGATATGTCTCCACCATACCGCCTTCGTCATATCCAACAGTCATTTTTTTCCCGCTTCTTTTGGAAGCTTCTCTAGCTTCTTTCATTCCTTTAGCATCATATGAAAAATGTTTATTACCTACTGTTGGCATTTCTTTCTCCTATTCTTTAACCATATTACTTTGTTTTAAAGCTTGAATAAACCATTATTAATTAAATGTTGTCTGTTTATCAAATGTTCTTCTGCAACATCTTTTTTACTTTGTCCATAATATTTTACAGCATGATATTCTTTAACCATAGATTGATTTATATCTACTCCATCTACTATAACACTACCTAATACTCTGCCAAATTTACCACGTGAATCTTTAAGTTCGGTTTTAATAATTATTTTATCCCCAGCCTTAATAGAAGTTTCTAAGAAAGCCGAAGCCATTTTTCCTCTAGCCTTCTCATCCAAGTTGCGAGTGCGTGACTCGGGAGTATCAATACCAAATAAACGAACACGACACTTATGAAGAATATTGAAACCAAGGTCCATAACAACATCCACAGTATCACCATCAACAACTCTTTTAACTTCACAAGAATATTCATACATTACTTATACTCCTTAATATTTTGGTTTAATTTTCAATCTTCACCTTTAAATTTTTTACTTTGTCCTGACGTACCAGCATATATACCAAATACAGCTGCCATAGCACCTACAACTATAGAAACTAATGCAGATTGTTCTATATTTGGTTCTGTTAATGTCATAAACCAAGTAACAACTTTATAAAGTAAAACAATGTAAACACTTACGAATACTCTAGGAAAAATTCTATAGGCATCTATAGTCTTAGCTATATGTATCCATTTTATATATGGATTATCTGATGCTCTATTAGCTACAGCATCTATTTCTACTTCAAGATTTATCTTCTTAGTTGTTTCTTCAATCATAATAGTTTCATATAAGCTACTGCTACAGCTACAAGACCATATAAACCCCATAGCATATTTTCTATTCTAAGAAATTTTAGACTACCTTCTTCAAGTCTGCGCTCTATGTATTCATAACGTAAAGCGCATTCTCTTTCATGCCCACTTAGACGAATATCTACAGGTTGATCTTTATCAGTATAAACTGATTCTGTCATTACGCTGTAGTAGCTGAAGCGTAGCTTTTAGTTGCCCATATAACAATGCTATAAGCGTCACCACTTGTGTGACCAACTGTGGTTAATAGTAAATCACCATTAACTCCACCTCCTGCATTGTTAGAAATTCCGGGAAGATTCATACTGCTATCAGTAAAATCCCATGTATCAGCCCAGTCTTGAGGTGCTTGGAGTATATGCATATTGGTACTTGCGTTCCAAAGTAATTTAAACCCCATGCCCACATTACTAAACCAGA